AAGAAAAAGTTTGGGATATGAATGGTAATCAAGGTTATATTATTAATTCAGATGATATATATATGTTTCAACCATTGTTTTTTGATGAACTACCTATTTCTTATCATAATAGAAATAATAATTGTAAACCTTCTGAAAAATATTTTTATTTAGAAAAACCTACAAAAGAAATTTTAGATGATAAATCTTTATTAACAATAGATGTTATAGAGTCTTTTAAAGAAAAATTAAAAACTAAGATATCAGAATATCTAAATAGTTTTGATTTAAATGATGAATATATTCTTAATGATTTTACTATTGATCACCTTAAATATTCAGAAAAACAAACATTAATCGAAAGAATATTAATAAATAATGATTATCAAAATCCTTATTTTAAATCAGTTGAAAAAAATTTAATAAAAAAAGATTTAACAGTTTTAGAAGAAAAACCATTCGATATCATAGGTTATTTCATAACAAATTATAAGAATAATAAAGTTGAATTTTATAAATTTAATGATACAAAAGATAGTTTTGTAAAATTATCAAGTGTTGAAGAAAGAAGATTAATTAAAAATATAAAGAAAAAATTAAATCTTGGTGAAAAATATGGATATTCTTATCGTAACAAGAATGGAAAATATTTATTAAAATATATTGATACTGAAAAATATCCTAAAGGAGTAGTTTTATCATCTGATAATATTAAGAAATCATCAATTATAGATGATTTTAACAGAATTAATCATTTTTCTAGAACATTAATGATGAAAAAATATGGAAGAAATGAATTAAGTGATTGTATGGATATATTATTAAGACATTTATTTAAAAAAGAAAATATCGAAATATTTTTTGATTATGATATATTTAATTTATTAAATTTGAAAAAATAATAAAATTAATTAAAAATAATAAAATTAATTAAAAATAATAAAATTAAAAAAATTAATTAAAAAAATAAATATTATAGTAATAATGAATAAATCACTAATAAATGAACAAATGTTAACAACAACATTATATATTAATACAGGTTCATTAAACAAAGATATAGATAATGTAATTAGTGATAAATTACAAGAAAAAGTTGGAGATATTTGTAATATATCAGGATATATTTTAAAAAGATCTATAAAAATTATTAAACGAAGTATTGGTGAAATAACAACTAGTAATGGTCTTAGTCATGTTAAATATATAGTGACATATAAATGTGATGTATTAGTTCCTTGTCAAGGAGATATTATTGAAGGATTTGTACATAGAATAAATAAATTAGGTGTTATTTCATATATTAAATTAGGGAAAAAAGATGTTGAAAAATTTGAAGATAGTCCTTTAATCTCAGTTACTCCAACAGAATATTTTGAAAATTCATCTTTTAATATGGATGATATAAATGTTGGTCAAAGAATTAAATTAAAGATTGTTGGTGTTAGAACAAAATATAATAGTGATAAAATACAAGTTGTCTCAACACCTTTATAATTAATAATAATGATTAATAATAATTTCTTGTTTATAAATTTTTTTTATTCTGTTTTTATTATTAGTAAATGGATATAAAAACGAAACAGAGATATATTTATGAAAATATAGATTTTGTAAATAATAGTGAAACAGTTGTAAAATATTTTGATAATAATAATTTAAATTATACAGAAAATAGTAATGGTGTTTTTATTAATATTTCTATTTTAGAAGAAAAACATATTGATTTTATTTATTTATTTGTGAAAAATAATTTAACAAAATTACCTGAAAAAGAATTTAAGTTTGAAAAAATAGAAAAACAAATCAAAAAAAAAGAAAAAAATGATATTTTTATGAAAAATTTCACTAAAGAACAACAAACAATTATTAAAATGTCTAAAATTAATAAACTTTTTTAAAATTTGATAAATTTTTTTTAAAAATAAAAAAATATAAAAAAATATAAAAAAATAGTATTTAAAAAATTATCTTTAATAAAATTAATTAATAATATGGAATTTGTAGATAAATTCAAGAATAGAACAGATAATTATACAGAAAAAATAAAAGATTGTAAATATTTTGAAGGAACTCAAGTTTTTAAAGAAAAAAAAGGATTTTCTGATATTTGTGAAGTATTTTATCATAATTATGACCCTGAATATAAAACATTAACAAATGATGAAGAAAAAGAAAATTATGTTTATAATCATAAATTAAGTATTGCAGATCTAAAAGATTTTGATAAAAAGAAATATTCTGGTAAGTTTACTAAAAATTTAATAAGTCGTGGATTACAAGAAAAAAATAATTTATCATCTGTAATTTATCTAAATATTTTGAATAAATGTAATTGTGTCGTTTATAATAGTTCAACAGATAGTTATTATGAAACAGGTTTTGGTAATAACCGTATAGTTTGTGAATATACTAAGAATGGATGGTTTACAAAAGAATATGATTCTAATTTTGATTATGATTTTAAAGAATTATCGGATTTAAAAGATATTTTAAAGTTTGATATTGAAACAAATCTTGTATTTAAGACAGATTTGAAATCAATATCAAATTATAAAATGGATGAATTAAGAGAAATTGCTGAACAATTAAATATTCCAACAAAAGAAAATGGAAAAAATATTGTTAAAAAAGAACTTTATGAAAAAATAAATTTGAAAAAAATTGTTGAAGGATTATAATTTAAAATAATAATAATAATTTATTAATAATAATATTATGACAGATTCAGTGAAATTATTTGAAGAAAATAAATATATCCAAAAATATTTTAAACAAGCAATATTAAATGATAATGTTGAATTAGAACTTATTTTTGGTGAGACATTCAATAAAAATCCATTAGATAAAAATAAATTTAAAAATCTTTTAGAAAAATGTAAGAGTCATTATTTTCCTTTAAAAGAAGAAAATTCATTAGATATTAGAACACAATACAAACAAGGTTCGGAATTTAAGATCTCAAATGTAAGGGCAACAATCAATGGAATTGAAAATATCAAAAAATATTGTAAAAATGAATCATTAGCAGAAATAGATGATGTAGATTACATTCAGAAGAATTATTTTAAAGATCCGAATGAAAAATTTAAATATTTTCCTTTAAAAGAAGAAAATTATAATGTAAGGTTGAATCTTAAAAATGAAATTGATCTTGAAAAAACAAACCATAAAGTTGTTAGTATGTTAAGGAATTATAGTGATAAAAAAAAACATTTCAGATATAAGAAAAGATTTAGTTTTTTAACAGATGATAATTTATTTCGAATTGATTTATCGGTCGTAAAATCTTCACAACAGGTTGATGGTAAATATAATTTGTCTAATAGTTTCAGAAGTTCAAATGTATTGAATAACCCGGAAGAATATGAATTAGAAATAGAATATGTTGGAAACAAAGAAAAAGAAATAAATGATAAACCTATTCAACAACTATTTAAATCATTAAAAGAAAATCATGCTATTACAAAACCAGGTTTTACAAATAGTGGAAATATTTATGATCCATTAGGTTTAGGTATTAATATAGTTGTAAAAGATGAAGAACAATTTGTAGATGATGATTATAAATATGATTTTGATTCACCAAGATATGAAGAAAATACATCATATATTGAATCATATGAAGTATCTTCTGTAAAATATTCACAAGAAGATTATCAAAAATTAATTGGTAAATATGTGAGAATACGTGATAGTTATTTTGAAGAAAACAATGTGGATTCTAATTTTCAAGAAGCATTAAAACGATATCATCAGATGGGTGTTCATATAGGTTATGTTGAGAATATTTATGAAGAATTAAATGCTGAAACAAAAGAATATTTAGGAACAAAAGTAAATGTAAAATTTTATCCTGAAATTGGTGGAATAAGTGAATTAATGGTTCCTCTAAAAGATTTATATGGCGGAAGTTTTATATTAAAAGAAGATAAAATTGAAGAAACATATGGAAAATTAACAGATCTATCCAGTGAATCACCTCCGGAAGTTTATGAAAATGTTAAAACATTAAATGAAAAAAATATGTTTGATCTTTGCAAAAAATTATTAGATATATTAGAAGACAATGTATTTTATTTAAGTAAAATAATTTATAATGTTGATATTTTAATTCCTTTTAAGAAAAAAACAGAAATATTAGAGAGATATAAAAATTTAACAAATCAACGATCTAAATATTTTACATTTATGGGACCTCAACCTGTAACACTATCTCATGATAATATTTCATTAGATAGACACGGTTCTATTTTAGTTAATTATGCTGTAACAGAAAAAGCAGATGGAGATCGTTATGAATTATATATTGTTGATAAACATGGATATTTAATTAATTCAAAATCAGAAATATTAGATACAGATACAGAATTTTCAGATTTATCTGGTGAATGGTTAATAGATGGAGAATTTATCAAAAGGAATAAATATAATGATTCTATAAGATTATTTATGGCATTTGATGTATATTGGTGTGGGTATTTAACTCCTCAACCAGTATATACTTATCCATTCTTATCTGAAGATTTATCAAGAAATGAATATTTACAAAGATTTAATAAATCACTTGATAACTTAAAAAGAGGAAAACCTATGTGGGGACCAGGTGAAAAACCAATTCGTTTCGGTGTAAAAGAGTATAAATATGGATATTTAACAAATGATGAAATTGATCCTAAAAAGTTAGAACAAATGGATATTATGAAAATATTTGAATCATCTAAATCTATTTTAGACAAAGATGAAAATGATGAATTTGAATATAGAACAGATGGATTAATTTATTTACCAACCGATTTACCTGTAAAAGCAGGATTTGACAAGACACCTCCTAAAAATATCAATGGTACTTGGGATTTTAATTTTAAATGGAAACCACCTGAAGAAAATACAATTGATTTTATGGTTAAAGTTAAAAAAGAATTAGTAAAATCTGTTTTAAAAGAACAAATACATCCTTATAAAGATGGAAATATTTTAAAAGAATACAAAAAAGTAGATTTAGTTGTTGGATATGATATTCGTGAAGATGACCGTATAAACTTTTGTATGGATATTCTTTTAGATAAAGAAATAAAAGATGAAGAAAAACAAGAAAAATTAAGAAAGTTTGAAATTGATGGTTTCAATGAAACAAACTTATCATTAACAAATGGTAAAATGTTATGTTTAAATTTTACTAAAGATGAAATTAAAGATGGTGATATTGTTGAAATGAGATTTAATCCGGATGCTAAAAATGGTATGTTCTGGGAACCATTAAGAGTTCGTTCTGATAAATTAAAACCTCAATTCTTTACAATTGCTAATAATGTTTGGGATACAATTCAAAATCCTGTTACATCAGATATGATAATGGGTGGTTATAAAGATTTTACAAAGAGTTTAGAAATTGTTAAAGAAGAAGGAAAATATTATATTTCTAATACTGAAGATACATTAACAGAATCATATCCATTAAGGAAACTCCATAATTATATTAAATCTAAATTAATTTCTGGTGTTTGTTCATCATTTAACAAACAAATAAAAATATTAGACTTATCAATCGGAAGAGGTGGTGATATTCGTAAATATTTAAATAGCGATAGTAATTCAAAACTATTAGTTGGTTTAGATATTTCATCTAATTACACAGAATCATGTAAAAGGTTTTATTATGAAAAAAAACCTAAACCTTTAGGCGTATTTTTACGTGCTGATACAAGTAAAGTTATAAAAAATGCTGAATGTCTTGAAATAGAAGACGAAGATGTTGATATTAATGATATAAATCATTCTAAAAATATGCTTTCTATTATTTATGATACATCAAAACCGATTGAAAAAGATTATGAACCGATATACAGAAAATATAAAGGTGTTGCGAAGGATGGTTTTGATGTTGTAAGTTCTCAATTCTCTATGCATTATTATTTCAAAACTGAAGATACATTTAAAAATTTTATGCAAAATTTAGTCGATAATGTATCTGTTGGGGGATACTTTATAGGGACATGTTATAATGGTATGAAAATATATGATGCTTTTAAAGATTTAGAAAAATATAAAATTTCTGAAACATCAGAAGAAACATCTCAAGAAGAATCAGAAGAAACATCTGAAGGTATTCCAGAAAATAACTATAATAAAATTGAATATGTTGATACGATGAGTAATTTAGTTTATAGAATTGAGAAAAAATATTCAATTGATAATTTTGATTATTCAGAAGATGATATTAGTAATATGTTTGGAACAGAAATAGATGTTTATATGGATTCTATCGGACAAACAATTACAGAATATTTAGTTAATTTTGATTTCTTTAAAGATTCAATGGAAAAATTAGGTTTTGAATTAAAAGTTCCTGAAAATATAAATAAAAAATATTCTACTATCTTCCGTAAAGATTATATTGAAGATGGTTTAGGGAGTTTTGGAAAAGTTATTGAAAATATACCTGAATTAAAAGAATCAGATAAAGAATTTCAGAAATTTTATTCAGAAGCATTTGAAATGACAAGAAATCCATTATTAAAAAGATTAAGTTCTTTTAATAATTATTTCATATTCCAAAGAATTAATTAAATAATAATAATAATTTAGTATGTTTCATTTTAGCATATTTCATTTTTAATACTTAAAATGATATTTTTAATTTAATATATGAAGATTTTTCATATAAGTGAAAAACAAGAATATTTTAATAATAAATTAAATCTTTTAAAAGATTTTAAAAAAGATGATTTAGTATTTTACAAAAATAAACAAACACTTATTGATTGTAAATGTAAAATTGATAATTATGATCAAAAAAAATGGGATCGTTGTAAAAAATTCTTAAATGATTATGAATATATTTATACATCATCAAATTACAAAAAAAATGTATGTCAAATATTACCAATAAGTCGTTCATATTTTAAAATTCATGAAATGATAATTGATCTAGAATTAATAGATTCAAGTAAAAGTAATAAATGCGTTTGTATTGCAGAAGGACCAGGTGGATTTATTCACAGTATACATGATTATTATAAGCGTAAAAATATATATAATAATTTAGATAGTATTTATGCTATAACTTTAATATCAAATGATAAATCAATACCTTATTGGAATAATAGTGTAATCACTAATAAAAAAAATAAATTATTCTATGGAAAAGATTCAACGGGTGATATTTATAAAAAAGAAATTGTCGATGGTTTTATAGATTATATTCGTGAAAATCATAAAGAATGTTGTTTAGTAACTGCAGATGGAGGGTTTGATTATTCAAATGATTATAATTCTCAAGAGTTATCATCTTACAAATTATTATATTCAGAAATATTTATTGCATTAAATATTCAAGACATAGGTGGAAATTTCGTTATAAAAGTATTTGATTTATTTAATTATCAAACAATTCAATTATTATACATTTTATATTGTTTTTATGATAATATTACAATTTACAAACCAACTACTAGTAGGTTATCAAATTCTGAAAAATATATAGTTTGTAAAGGTTTTAATGATATAGATTTAAAAAATGATATATTAGAAGTATTAAATAAATATTTTTTAAAACCCGAAAAATTATTTATAGAGATACCTAAATATTTTTTAGATGAAATAAACAAATATAATGATATATTTGTTGAAAAACAAATTCAAACAATTGAAAGTATATTAAATACAATCGATAAATATAAAGAAAATCCAACAAAAGATCAATTAATAAACGCAAAAAGATGGTGTGAATTATATCAATTACCAATTAATAATAATTGCATTTATTTATAATTTTTCTTTTTTGTTCTATTAATTCTATCATTTCGTTTATTATTTCTATTAGTTCGTTTATTATTACTTCTTCTATTACTTCTTCTATCGTTTCGTTTATTATTACTTCTTCTATCGTTTCGTTTATTATTACTTCTTCTATCGTTTCGTTTATTATTACTATTACTCCGTTTACTATTACTTCTTCTATTACTTCTTCTATTACTTCTTCTATTATTACTTCGTTTATTACTTCTATTACTTCTTCTATTACTTCGTTTATTATTACCTCCTCCACTTTTTTTGGGGATAAATTTAAATACAATCATTAAACCTTTACTAGATTCATATTTAATATTGAGAGTAGTTATTTTATTTACTTCCCCTACTTTTTGTAAATCAATAACATTTCCTTGTGAATCACTAACTTTCCCCCCATTCAAATCAGTCAATTGAATAAGTTCAATCTCAGCAAGATCCCTCTCTCTTGGGATATACGCCTTCCCTTCTTTATCCCTCCGTGGTTCAGGGATAACATTAAGACCTAAACTATCTGAACTATCCGGAAAATTCTTATGATGTAGTTTAACAAAATTTTGAATATTATGATTAAATTTATCATATCCACTAAAATAAACACGATGTTCTACTTTAATGCGTTTTTTTCTGATCTCTCTTGCATAAATTTGTATGGGATATTCATCGCCATATGATGTTGAATTGCTATGTTTAGGTATAGTTATTATATATTTATTTTTATTATAATCATCTAATGATTTTTTTAATTGTATAATTAATATTTTATCTACATCATAAAGAATATTCGCAAATTTTATAAAATCAAAAGTATCTGTTGATTTCCCTGGATTTTTTATTTGACCAGTATCTAATATATGTATTATCTTTTCGGGGCGAATACCTACTGACAAAGCATGTCCAAGATATTCAAGTAATTTTCCTTTACTAAAAACCTCCTTACTCGGATCAATATTATTGAAGGTATTGTATTTATTTTTCAAAAATCCAAATAATGTTTCTAATCTAAGTTTAATTTTAGATGTATATAATTTTATATCATCATTCATTTCTCTTAATGCATCGTCGCGGACTCTTTTATCTACATTTTCCAAAGGATTAACAAGATTGTAGTTTTTACCAGGACAATATTTTCTTTCTTTTTTCGCACATATGTCTTGAAATAAACGACCGTATTTTTTATTCAATGCATTTATTTTTTGTTCTGTGGTCTGTGGTCCTTGTACATCTCGTTTTTGTGCTGCTTCTGCTGCTCCTGGTTCATCGTCTTCTGCTGCTGCTGCTTCTGCTGCTAATGCTTTTGCTTTTGCTAAATCATCATTTGCTTGTTTTCTCCCTTGTTCTAGTGCTGCTTCTTTTTCTTTATCACATTCTTCTTGTGCTGCTTCTAATGCTCTTTTATGCGCTATCTCCGCCGCTTCATTTCTTTCATCTCTCCCTTGTCTTTTTGCTGCTGCTTTTTGTTGTTCACAATCTTCTACTGCTGCTAATGCTGAATCATGATCTGCTTTTGCTGCTACTGCTGCTGCTTTTTTTTCTTGTTCACATTCTGCTTTTGCTGCTGCTAATGCTGAATCATGATCTGCTTTTGCTGCTGCTTTTTGTTGTTCACAATCTTCTACTGCTGCTGCTTTTGCTGCTGCTGCTTCTTCTTTTTCTTGTTCACATTCTGCTAATTCTCTCTCATGTTCTGCTTGTGCTTCTTCTAATGCTGTTGCTTGTGCTCTTTCTGCTTCTTCTTTTGCTGTTCTTGCTGCTGCTGCTGCTGCTGCTTTTGCATCTGCTAATGCTTTAGCATGTTTTGCTTGTGCTTCTTCTAATTCTCCTTGTGCTGCTGCTGCTGCTGCTGCTGCCGCTGCTTTTACTTCTTCTAATTCTACTTCTGCTTTTCTTTTATCATCAATTGCCTCCGCTACTACTTTTTCCTGATCACCTGATGAAGATAATGATGCTGCTGCTGCTGCTGCTGCTGCTTCTGCTGCTTCTGCTGATTTTCTTTGTTTTTCTACTTCTGCTTCTGCTGCTGCTATTTTTCTTTCACATTCTGCTTGCTTTGCTGCTGCTGTTGCTGATTGTGCTTCTAATGCTGCTATTTTTTCTTCACATTCTTGTTCTGCTGCTGCTGCTTCTGCTGCTGCTGCTGCTTCTGCTGCTGCGGATTGTGCTTCTAATGCTGCTATTTTTTCTTCACATTCTTGTTTTGCTGCTGCTGCTTCTGCTGCTGCTGCTGCTTCTGCTGCTGCTGCTGCTTCTGCTGCTGCGGATTGTGCTTCTAATTCTGCTTCTGCTTTTGCTTGTGTTAATTGTTGCTCTAATTCTTTTACTCTTGCTTTACTAGTCCGTAATTCTTCATCACTTACACCCGAACTACCCGAAGACCCTACAGTTAATTCTCTTTCTTGATGATGTAATCCATAAATATTTGTAAATAAATTAGTTTTTTTTAAAAACTCTACAATAATTGCTCTTGATACATTAAAATAATTTAAATCACTACTTTTATATTTTGAATAAAATTTTTCCATAAAATCTTTAACTTCTTTTGCTATCATTTGAATTTTTGTAAAATCTGATTTTAATTTTGAATCTGATGATATTTTCTTTATATTTTCTTCTAACACATAAAAAAATCGTGATACAGGGACTATTGTACTTTTTTCTAATTCTTCGTTTTCTCTTTTAAGTTTTTCTTTTTTTTCTTCTTTTTCTTCCATTTCCTTTTCTGCTTCTTCCATTTCCTTTTGATGTTCCTGTTTTTTTTTTTCTAATTCTTCGGTTTCTCTTCTAATCGTTTCTTCTTCTTCTGCTACTGCTGCTGCTGCTGCTATTAATGCTTTATCTTCTTCTGATGTTACTGCTTTTGCTTTTGCTTTTGCTAATGCTGCTGCTGCTGCTGCTTGTGCAACTTTATTCACCTTTTTTAAAGATATACTGTGGTTAGAAATTAATTCATCATATTCTTTTTTTTCCATTAATGAATATTCCTCAAAATCCTCATCCCATAACATTATTTCATAATCGTTTGATTTTTCAGTTATTTCATTACCATCTATATCTGTTATTTTCTTTTCACCTTGTTTTTGATTATGTTCTAATATTTTTTTAAAAATATCTTCTTTTGCAATTACTAAAAATGGAGTTTTTTTTATTTCAATATCAACACATGATGAATCTTGATGTTCACAATCTTTTCTATTATTTGAAACTTTTAAAGTTAATGAATCATAATGTATCTCCTTCCCTTTTTCCAATTTTATTTTAATGGTTCTTATTTTTCTTATTTCATCCAAATCATTATCAGTGAATACCACTAAATACCCATCCCCATCAATAAACGAAACAATAAAATCAAAATATGGATTAAATTCTTGTCCGTCTCCGTATTTAACTTTAAAATTTTCTGGGTTGTCATTATGTTCTACTATTTTTTCAAAAATTGCTTTTTTTACTTTTTTAAGATCAAGTTCTTGATCACTAACTGTTATTGATAAACATTCATTGGGTTTCGTACATTCTTTTCCTTTATTACCATCTTCTAATTCATTAAAAATTTCAAAAGTTACTTCTGCCGGATTTGCCCCCCCACTACTGAAAATTCCTTTTTTCTTCCCTCTCTTATGTTGTTCTATACCTTTTTGTAATCTTTTTACAGTTGTAATAGTCATAGGAAGAGTATTATCTGCATCTGTCCACCCATGTTCTCTTGCTATTTTTTTGTATGCTTTTAGGTCAAATGGAATTTCTGCATCAGGATTCTCAATTCTTTCACCACTATTATCAACAACTTGAAATGTTAATTTATTACATTCACCAATATCACCTAATAAACCAAATACTATATCATTTTGGATTAATCTATTTAATGTTTCACGTGTTTTTTCTTTTATTATTTTTGGATCAATTTTCCCTTCCAAACTCATTATAATATACTATAATATTAAAAAATTATAATATAGTTAAAAATATTTTAAGATTAAAAAAAAAATTTATTTAATTAAAAAGAATATTTAATACCTTTAGGTAAATTACTGATATCTAAATTTCTTTCATTATTTTCTTCTAATGCACCACTAACTCCTTTGTAAAATTCATCATTATTATCTAATGATTCAGATGCTTTATTTAATTCACCTATAGAATTTAATACTTTATTTTCTTTTGTATTCATTATTAATTTTGGTGGTATATTTTGCAATCTATCATTAAAACTACAAACTACCTCACCATTATTTAAAAAACATCTGTCAGGTAAATGGTTTTCTGAATTAGGAGAAGTTTTATCATGAAATTCATTATCTTTAAAAAATCTTCCTGGATCAGTTAAATAATCATTAAATTTTGCCCGATGATATTTAGGATGTTGAGATACATTTGTTTCGGTATATGCTTTTTCAGGATCTTCATCTACAAATGAAAATTCAGTTGATCCGATTGGATTTGCAGATAAAATATCAGGTTTTAAATAATCTTTTTCAGAATATAATAAATTTAAATTTCCACCGCGATTTCTAATAATTTGTTTTGGAGAATCATCAACATCAGAAAGAATACCTTTAGGGAAATTTTTTAAACCTTTTGATAATTTTTGAGAAATAGTTGTTGTTTGTGGAACAGGGAATTCACCTAAATCAACTTTATTAGAAACATTATTATTGTTTCTTTCAGTTATAAATTTATACAAGAAAAATATAACTAATAATGCGATTGCTCCTATAAATAGTTCTTTATTTTTCATTAATTATTATAATATATTATATTATAAAAAAAAATCATTAAACTTTGTTTTATTATCACAATAAAATTCAATTGTGAAAAAATCTTTATATTTCTTTAGAAGTATATTTACATCATTAATTTTATTACTATATTTTTCATATGATTCTTCTGTATCTGTTTTATAAAAATTAAATTTTTCACAATTAAATTCTTCATATTCTTGTACTAAAAATTTATTTTGTTTTGAAATATTTAAATCTTTAATAAAATTAAAATTCATTTCTGAATCATTCTTAATTATTCTTAAATTATTAATCCAATATTCTTTTTCATATCCTCGATTATTTAAATTATAACGATTTTTAAAATCATTTATATCTTTTAAATCATGTTTAATATCATAATAATCATTATTATTATCTTTTAATAAATAAAAGCAATACATATATTATAAAATAAGAGTTAATTGTTTATATAATTATCAACCAAATGTATTTTCATTTGTATAATTAACATATAAGAATCCATCTTCATCTTTTTTATCATCATAAACACTAGATAGAATTTCTGTACTTGATGATAATGATCCATTAACACTAATAAATATAGTTTGTGAAGGATCAAGTTTTATTCTTTTTCTTATTATATAAGTAAATTGACCCATAGTCATATCTTTAGGAACTAAATATTTTGATTTATCAATATCATCAAATGTACATTTTTTACTACGTTCAACAATAATAGGGATTCTATCTGGATATTTACTTAAAACATTTTCAGATTCTCGGCATCTTTTTTCAAAATCATTTTTTTTCTTATAATTAAATTCCATTTATAATTATTATTTATATTTTATATTTTATTTAAAGTTTTTAAATTATTATTTAATAATAAAAAAAATAATGAAATTAGTTAGAATTAATAAAGATGGAAGTATGAATGATTTAGAAATAAAACTTAAAAAAAATTCAATTTTATCACAACTTTCTAAAAAATCTTTATCAAAAGGAAATGGTGATATTTGTGAACTTTATAAATGGTGTTATGATGGAAATAATATTGTATGTTATGGATGGTATGATGGTGATGCCGGATTTGAAAACAAACATGAATTAATACCGAATGGATCATCTAGTTTTTTAGATGAAAATTCATCTGAAAAATTATTATTTGGTGATTTATTTTTAGTATGTTATAATAATA